AAGAACTTAAAGAAATATATTGACTTTGAAAATCTCCATCTATAAAGGGTTCTGTTTCTACAAATATTACCCCCTCACTATCATTAAACACATCACTACTTCCTGCATTATCACAAACATCAGCCAACCTCGTTACTGCACTTCCTTCTGTTGGTATGTAAGATGTAGGGTAGCTTCCTTCTTCGAATTGTGCGCCCCATATTAATACGTTTGACGTTCCATCAATAGCAACTACATTTGGGTTACCATTACTTGCTAAAATAATAGTAAAGATTCCTGATGTATCAGAGCTATCTGTTGTAAATCCAATAGAACATCTGTACCACCCATTACCATAATTCTCTATTGATGCCCTTGTGTGGGCTGACGATTGACTATGTATTGTTCCGTTAGACAAGTTAAAAACAGTATTACCATTTGCAGGGGTAGTAAAGCTACCTGTTCTTAAACCTGCATAATTTAAACTTCCTGCCTTCATAAACACACTCATTTGATAATCAGTTGAAGTACTTACTGTGTACGTTTTAAAAAGCCTAACAACACTTGTACCACCACTATTGTCATCCTTAAACTTAATAGCTGTATTAGTTCCATCAGGTGCGACACCACTACTTAAATCTTTTTCACTATTTGTGAAACCAAAACCTGTCATATCATCACTATCAGCAATCAAGTTTGTTCTACTCGGTTCTAACAACAAATGCCCATCTGTATTATCTGTGTAATCTATTCTTGCTTCTCCTTGCTTTGCTGTCTTTATAAGTCCATCGCTGTCTACATAAGTAGCTGTTGAGGCTCTTGTAAAGTCAAAAGGTAATGGTTTAAAGTTGTTGTTCTCGTCATTGTAAGCAAGTACAGAACCTTCTTTTGTTGCCCAATTACCGTTTCCGAATTTGAATGTATTTGCCATAGTTATCTTATTGTATATTCTTGTCCTGTTGCCATATCACTAAATGAATCCCAAGATGTTAATGCTTCTAATTCGCTGTCGGTAAGTGCTGTTTTGAATACTCCTACTTCTTTTGTTCTACCATAGAAATGACCTGTTCCAACATTATCAAAAGCTAATTCAGTTAATGTTCCATCTGCAATAGTAAATCCTGTAGCAACCTCTCTTATTTCAAAACCATTCACATATAATTTAATATTTGTTGAATCATATTTAATAGCAGTTTTAGCAGTTATGGTTGTATCGCTTTTATCGTAATCTATTATTCTTCTTGTTTGACCTGATACAGAAAATTGACCTCTTATTTTATTTGAATCAATTTGGTAAAGAAGCATTACTCTGTTGGAAGTAGAAGTGCTGTTTGATATACTTATAACCCTATTGGTTAAATCATTATGTAAAGCACTTATCTCCGCAAACAACACCCCTTCTGAATCGTTAAAGTCATCACTTGTTCCTGCTCCATTTGCTGTTTCTGCTGCACGTGTAACAGATGAACCTGTGGTTTTTATATAACTTGTAGGGTAAGCATTGACTTCATATTGCGCCCCAAAAATATAACACCCTAACCCTGTTGTTTGAAGAATATTATTACTTATACTCCCCGAATCATTTATAGATATTACAGCGTTTCCTGCTGTTGTTAAAGCTGTGTGCGTAATTGAGCATCTATACCAACCATTTCCATAATCTTCTATTTTTCCATTAACGCTTGTGTTTTCATCGACAATGTATCCATCTTGAATATTAAATAATACATTTTTCGTTGGTGCATCTATTCTTAATTTAAAGTATTTATTATTATAATATTTAACGAATACCGAAAAAGTACTATCGTTTGTGCTACTACCTATTTCGTTATCAAATATAATTGGGTTACTTGTAGCGCTATTTGTTATTAAATAAACATTTGTGCTACCATCAGGCGCAATTACACTTGTCTGTAGAACAGGTGTATTTATATTTGCCCTTGACCATTCTGTTTGAGTATAATCCTCGCTGTACTGTAAAAAATTTGTTGCCGCAGGCTCTAAAAGTAAAGCAGGTTCGCTTTGTACTACTCCATCAATTAAAGGGTAGTCTAGTCTTGGTGTGTCTATTGCTACTGTTTCAATTAATCCTTCTTTGTTTACTCTTGTAGCTGTGCTGTTTCTATCAAATGTGAAATTACCATTACCGTTAGTCGGCAAAATACTATTCATACTGCCAACACTATAAGCAGTCGGTGTCATAAGTACACTCTGCGTGTCTGGTTTACTGGCTAATGCTTTATCAGTACCATCTGAATTTTCGTAATTATCCGAACGTGTATAAAGTTTATTAGTCGCTGAAGGGTTAAAATAAACATCTCCCCAATCGTCTTTTTCAGGACTTCCCCAATTACTTTTATGATATATGTTATTTGCCATTACTTTGTGTTCTAGCTTTTGTTTTAGAATTTTTTAAATACGATTGCAACAAACGTACATTTTTATCTTTAGGTTTGTATTTTTTTATAGTACCCATCCACCAAATAAGTCTTTATCAGGACTTACATCTTCATTATTGTTAGTATAGTATTCAGGGTATTTTGAACCTGCATTAAAAGATAAATAATCTATTAACCTGTCGGTATAATACTGTGCTGTGTTTCTTTCTTTTTCTAGTAAGTAATCAACCTCATCTCTTGATGCGTTTTCAGCATTCTCTGAACTATGTTTAAACACTCCTTTGTTTGCAATAGTATATGCTGCAAAAGGAAGCATCTCAACCATTGCCCAATGAATTAAACAAGGTTTTACCCATTCGTTTACTAAGGTTAGGTAATCACCTGCTAAATCATCATCTATTATGTGTTGCTTTATCTTGTCTATCAAATCTGAACCAAGATAGTTTTCTATGTGTTTGTCTTGTGCAATCTTAATGTATTGTATAAACTTGTCAGTATCTACATTACCACTCATCGCAGTAAACTTTACTATGTCCTTTCGTGTTACTAATAGTGCTTCTGCCATTTCTTACTTGTTTACAAATCCTTGATTAGGCATATCTTTTGGTCTTGTTGCCACTTTCTTGTCATTTACCTCTGGTTTGAACCCTTCCTTTTTTGCTTTGTTTACAGATATTTCTGCTTGTGGGTTTGTAGCATCTGGTTTAACTCCTTTACCCATATATGTCTTACGCATCCAGAAATGATGACAAGCACCACCGCCTTTGTATAACCATATATCGTAAGTATCTGCACCGTTTAAACCCCACCCTGCATTAACTGCACGTTGGCTCATTTGCATTATATCTTCTTTGCGGTATATTTTTTTAGAACCTACCATCTTCTTGCAGAACTCCCTGCTGTTTGCTTGTGTTTTAAGAGGTGCGTATTGGTAACGTACCTTAAATTTTAGACCATCTGCTTCACCATCTTGCTCACTTGTTGCATTAGGTCTTGCAGTTCCTGTACTTGCCAAGCCAATCATCTTATCTAGTGCTTCTTCTTGGTCGTAGTCCACAGGTCTTTCATCTACTAATTCCCACTCGTCTAAATCTTCATCTTCTCCAAACTCTTCTAACAAGTCAAACATCTTATCATCATCAAAAGACTCTTCCTTAGCCAATTTAACGCCTGTTTCTTCCTCTCTTGCTTCGTCTGTGATGGCATTATCAGTTTCAATAAATTCAAGCGGTTGTAAGGTCTTAAAATAAAGTTTTAAACTTATTTCATTAACAGCTAAAATATCATCAATAGCTTCAATTATTAAGTCTTGATAAGGTCGTATAGTAATGTTGTGGAATAGTAGCGATGCTGTTTTAATTTCGTCTGCATTGTTTCCTAATCCATTACTTCCATCTCTAATACCTAAAAGCAAAGGTGATGTTACCCTGTGTGCTACCATTAATTTTGTAGAACATTCAGTAGATAAGTATTCATAGTGTGCAGGTGCATCGTTTAACGGTACGTCATCTATTGTAGTTTTGCTTTCTGCATTGTTGTTAAATGCTATAATTACTTTTTCACCTCTTGCACCTGTAAGTTTGTTCATCACATCATTCTTGATGCTCATTTGTTTTTCTCTATCTGGTACACCGTTGTTAAAGTTTACAACCTTAGTTCCGCTAAATCCGTTTTGTACGTCATTCATTAAGTAGTCAGATATTTCTGATTCTAACTCACTATATGCTAACCCACCTTGATAATCTACAGGGCAGTAATAATCGTACCCAGATACATAACGCTTAATGATTTTTACTTCTGGTTCTTTACCGTTTCCAAAACCAAATGCTGCTATCCTTTGTGGTTTGTCAGCAGGTTTCTTATTTCCCCAATCGTGATGGTAGTAGTACGCTTCGATGTGTCCTTCTTCGTTACACTTCTCTGCTCGTAGTGTTTGTCTTGGAAAGTGTTCACTTCTTATTACTTTACCATCTTTGTATAAGACTTGAAAAGATGCTTCGCCTAGTAATTTAAGGTCAAGCGATATTTTACGTAAACAGTTATCGTGAAAGATAGAACGTAATGCAGCATACTCATTTGTTTTTGTACTGCTGTCTAAGGCATCTAAACCTTTTCCGTATATCATATTACTAACACCGTTTATAATAGCGTTAGAAGTAGTTGAATTAGTGTATAGGTCTATAAGGTATTGGTAGTAATTGTTATCGCTACCATAAGCCACCCAATCTTTTTTCTTGTCCTCTACAACTTTAGGTCTATTGTAAGAAGATAAACTTACAACGTGGATGCTGTCTGTATTAGCTTTTATTTTGTTATTTCTTGCCATTATAATACTATAAATTCGTTTTCTTCACTATTTTCCGTATAGTCGGTATTGTTTATGCTGTAACTGCTTATCGTCTGGTTAGTGCAAAATATTTTATCTCTAAATATTAGTTCACTTCCTGCTTTTATTTCTAAAGTGTACATTGTATCTTCTACTAGTGTAAAAGTGTCTGTATGTTGGTAGTAATAGTCAGCCAACACAAAGCTAGTTACATCGCTACTGTAAATTTCTTTGTTTGTTGTTTCGTTTACAATCTTAATTGTATAGGTAGTTCCTAACACGTAAGAACGTGGTATAAAACTAAACGTTTGGTTGCTTGATGAATTTTGTAAAACAATCATACTTATACAATAACATTATCTATTTTTTGTTAAGTATGGACATAAAAAAAGGGTAACATTTCTGCTACCCCTTAATCAAGACAAATTCTAATTATGAATTAGTTCCTTCTGTAATTGTTGCAGTTGCACTTGACATACCCGCAAATGGGTCAGCAGCAGTAGGTGAATCTACAAAGTTTGCAGGTTTCAACTCCTGTGCATTAAAGGTTAATGTGTAACCAGATAAATCAGCCATTGCTGCACCTGTTACGATTGTACCTCCTGTAACCTCTGCACCGTGTTCTAATCCCATAACGAATACATTTCCGTTATAATCTTCAACAGCGATATGCGGTCTACCGTAAGCCAAAAGTTTAATCTCTTTGTTATCTTCCTTAGATAGTTTCTTAAATGTGATATTTAAGGTTTGGTCAAAGAAAGTCGTTCCGTTTTCTCTTGATGAGGTTACAGCTTGTTCAAAACTGCTGTTCCCTTTTAGTTCATATTTAAAGGCAATAAAAGTACCTGACATATCTGTAATTTCGTCATCCGTTTGGGTTACAGTTCCGTAATCACCGAAATCTGTAAAATATACCGCACGAATCCCACCAACTACATCTTTGCAAGGTTCTTTTCTACCACGTGTTAAATCACAAGCCATAGTTTTTTAGTATTAAAAAAGGGTGAGTAGGCTCATTGGCTCACCCACCCTCTTAGGTTATTTAATTAGTTCTTAGTTTGCAGAGTTAGTGATTCCGTATGTTACGATATCTTCTACAATTCCGTACTGTACACCTGCGGTAAATCGCATTACTACACGTACGTTGTCAGAACCATCAAGGTCAGACATATCTAAAACTTTAACTTCGTTATGGTCTGCTAATAGCCCAGTTCCAAAGAATAAGTTAGATTTTTCAGCAGCAACAGCTGTGTTGTCAGCTAATCCGTTAGCTACGAATAATTGAACGCCATCAAAAGAAAGTGAACCGTTATTCCACCATTGAGTACCCATAGCGTTTGTACCTGCTGCACCTAAGCCTGAAGCACCAAATCCGCCTAATGCACGAACGTAAGCACGAGCAATATTTTGTGATACATAAACGTTCAAGTCTTCACTTCCGTAAAGTGCAGAAGGAATAGCATCAACAATGCTTCCTAATTGTGCAATTACGTTTGAAGAATCAACAGTAGTTCCTGCAACTTCTTGTGCGGCAGGTAAAGCAGCATCAAGAGCAATTTGTGTAGTAAGTCCGTTGAATTGTCCGTTGTTAGAAGTATCTCCTGCCCAGATAGACTGTTCTGTTTTTTGAGCAACTTTAGCCGCTACGTGAGCAATTAAGAAGTCAGAAAACGAAGGTGGTAAATCGTGGTGTGCAGAATATCCCATCTGAATAGCTTCAAAATCTGAAACAAAGTCTTTCTTACAAAGTTGTAAGTTCACTTGTTGATATTCAGGTTGTAAAACTCTTTCTGTAAGTGTAATAGTAGAAGTAGGGTCAAAATCACAAGTTGCATCTTTTACGATTGCATCAGTAGATAATTTTTTGATTACTTCTTTAAACTTTACGTTTGGTTTAACAGTAATACCACCGTTTTCGATAGTAGAACCGCTTAATAGTGCAGCAGCAATATATTTGCCTGCAAATTCCCCATTATATGTAGGGGAGGTAATACTTGTAGTTGTTGCCATTTTTTATTTATTTATTAAAATTTCCAATTTTTCCGAGTACTCTATCAAATGTAGTAGCTACTCTTTTTTGTGCAAATAGGTTTAATTCTTTCTTTGCACTTGCTTCAGGGTTATGGGTGATTTTCTCAACAGGTTCTTCTGCTGATAGTTCTTCCTTAACTTCTTCCACAATATCTTCAACCGCTTCTTCTGCTAATTCCTCTGCGCTCATTTCTTCTTTTGGTTCGAGCATAGATTTAATTTCTTCAACCATTTCTCTGATTTCAGAAAGTTCAGCTTTAGTAGCGTATTCCATTTCTTCTTTTTCTTCTTCCGCTGCTTCTACTTCTTCTTCGGCAGGGGCTTCTTCTTCTTGGGCTTCACCAATAGAAGCGATAATACCTTCTTCTTCTACAATTAAGGCTTGACCATCTTCTAACTTGTATTCACCCACAGGCAAGGCTACTCTTTCATCTTCTGTAACGATAAAGACCTCTTTACCTGCTGCCATCTCATCGGCTTCAATTACAGTACCATTTTCCAAAGTAGCTTGTGCTAACTTCACTTCTGTTTCAATAGAAAGAAGTTCTTTTGCTTTTGATAAAATTTCTGTTGCTTTCATATATTGTACAATAAATTACTATTCAGTTTGTTGTGTTTTTATACGTCTGGATAAAGGTTTTGTATTGCCTTAGAATCTGTTTTAACTCTTGCACCCATATCCAATGCTTCTCTATAACCATTTATCATTTTAGGGTCTACACCTAAATCTTTAGCTGCGTTTTCAACATCTAAAAGGTCATCTGTTAAATCTACTGCTTGTTCTCTTC